ATAAGAGCTTCTCTTAATCTATTATGCATAGGTATGAATCTGTTTTGTTCTGACTTAGTAATAGACATAGGCAAGCGTATAATATTTTCTTCAAAGTTTATATCGCTACGTTCTAGTAGTCGAGCTTCACCTTTTCTAAATCCATGATATGCATTAGCAATAGCCCAAGACTTTAACCAAGTAGGGTAGTGTTTAAATAACATCTCTCGTTGTTCATGTGACAGGTAGATAACACGGCTACCTTTTACTTTGCGTATTGGTATATACAATGCATCTTTTGCATTCTCATCATTAACAACCTTTAGTCCTGATACTTTAAGTATAGCTTGGAATGTATCACGCACTCTATTATAGGAAGAAGGTTTATAATTTTTTAAATGTTTAATAGTAAACCTTTGCCAATCATCTAAGACTATTGCGTGTATATCCCGGTCTCTAAAGAACCTAAGTAATCGTTCGGCATTCCATAGGTCACCATCACTTCTGCGTTGTAACTCTGTCCATTTAATAACTGATGCACTGAAGGCAACGACTGGTATGCCGTTGCCTTTCAAGTGTGTTATTGCCTGTTCTTCTATAGACTTAGCTACTTCCTTTGCATCTCGTTTCGCAACACATTTTGTGCTTTGGCAAACTGAGACGTGCTTGTCTGAGTAGTATATTTTACCTCGTACCCACCAGTATTGACTATTGGTACGTCTATAGAAAAAGAGTGACACGTTAATTTCTCCATCAAATGCTCATATGATTCTTGTTCAAGTCTCCACTGATGTCCAACCTTTATGTATGGTATGCCATTTTTATTTATTAATTTCTTTAGCTTACCTACTGAAGTTTGCAGTGAACCTGCTATGTGATCTACGCTATGCGTACTAAAAAGGGATTTCGTCAACAAGATCAGGCTCCTCTGTTATATTATTCATGACTTGATTTAATGGTTGAATACCTTGCTTGGCTTGCTCGTATTCATTAGGACTATTATCCACAATGCTAGGCTTAGGTGTCTTATCACCTATCTTGGCATCCATATAATCAAGACCTGATTGAGACTTGGCAAACCACACGGCTATGCGTCTATCCTCATAGTCACCTGATAGATGCGGTGCTTTGGGATTAGGGTTTTCATTCTCAAATAGTACACCTACCTTTTTGAATATCTCCCGGATAACTCTGCCGTCAGGTAGTGTGGCTTTGACAAAGACATGATACTCTTCTTGTCCATTGCTATTAAGTTTGCCACTACCAACAAGTTGTTGTGTGTCTTTAGGCTTGAAGATTGCACCTCGATCGGTGTCGTCATATTGTTGTTGTTCCATTTAGAAACCTCCGTTACGTGATGATTGATGGTTAGATGTTTTCGTGCTCATCATTGGTATGTTGGTATTGGTTTTACCTGATGCACTGTTGGCATCATCATCTTCAGTTGCCAATCCGTATATTGCCTGCAAAGCGTAACGTTTTGCGTAGGTTATGGCACTACCCATGGCCTGTGGGTCTGACTTTTTATTCTCAGCTACAATAATAGGGATGCGACTGACTAACTTATTGTCATCTGTGTTGTGAGATACAACAGTCTCAACATACAGATCACGATACATGTATTGCTTATGCTCACCATCCGTAAGGATAGTGTTTTCGTAATGGACTATCTGAGTAAATGACAATCCAAATTGTGCAGCTTCTCCAACGGCATTGATGACTGCACTCAAGTCTGCGTAGCTACTCTTAAAGAATGGATTGCTACTATCTTTGGTAGCCTTGACTGCAAGCTGTTGAAACTTAGTCATAGCCTCGTTAAGTGATTTACAAGGCTCTACTTTTTTGATAGGTTGAGGTGTCTTGTGTTCTCCAAAACTCTTGACACTCTGGGGTTGACTCGTTGTGGGGTTGACCCCATTTTTATTTTGCTCTGGCATATGCTTCTCCCTTCATTGGTTTGGTTCTAAAAAATCCTTCATGCCTCGGATTCCATGACATAAATAGCCTCGAATAAAAGGCTATGTAATCGTTGCTTATTTTAAAGTCGTCATCTGTTGTCGTGATGGCAGTCTCCCACCTGATGCGACCAATGATTAACCAAGGGCTACATTTCTTAGCACCTGAGTTAATGGCTTCATGTGTATACTGTTGGAACAAGTCATACACATGTGGGTTGGCATTATGAAATGCCCACCACTTTTCTTTTTTATCTTGATAGGTCATGGTAGAATCTTTTCTATTTTTACACAGTCATAACCTTCTTCAATCCATTCATCATAATGTTTTTTTGCTCTTTCATAGTTGGTATAGTAATCATCTACACCACCTACCCACACAATCCATCTCCAACCTTGCTTGTACTCTACACTCATAACTATGCCTCCTTAATCTTAATGGTTAATGCACCACGCTTGTTGCGTTTGACGGATAGCTTGTCTGTGAAAACCTCACGTTCATTGGGTTTGACAAGAGCCTTTAATCTTTTTTTAGCGTCTTCAAAAATCTGCGTATCATCATAGTGACACATGTAGTAATGCTCTATATCTTTGAACTCATTATCTTTGGTAGCGTCACGAGCCACCATATTATCCAACGTCATGTGATGTACGTTGGATGGTAATTCGTTTGGCATCTCTGCTTTTGGTGGTTGTTTCTTAATAACATGACCCCAAAAATCTCTGAAGATAGGGAGCATACGCAACCATTCAGCTTCATCTTGACTGACAAGTTTGCATTCCCATTGGTTGCCAAAGATAACTGATAGATACATGTGACTGAGATCAGCAACTTTCATGTATAGCTGTATCTGTGGGTAGTAGTAGGTAAGTATGTCATCAAACTTTTTGAATGAACTGGTATGCTTACACTCCACCCCAATGTAATGATCTCTGTCAATACTTTCTGGGTCAGCTATGATACCATCAAGTGTGGCTTTGAATGGTATACCCTCAATAGTTTTCTTGTACTCAGGTTGAGTGTCTATAACTTGGACACCATATTCCTGTTCAAACCATGCGAGGTTGAACTCTTCTGTGTATGTACCCAGTTGTACGTTGAACAAGTGAGATAGATCGGATGGTTGTGCTATCCCAATCTTCTCATTATATAAATCATGCCAGTCTCCACGTATAATCTTGACGGCATCTGACCCACCAATGAATCCCATCCTCCAATTAGGGTCACGGATAGGCTGTTGTAATGAAACTATAGTCATAGTGTTCTCCTTTTTTATAGTTATTGTAGTGCATTTGTGCAACTAATCAAAGCGTTTTATTATTTATTTGTGCTTTTCTGCACCATTTCACACAATAATTTACGCTTGTGGTATCGCCACTCCCCGGCTTCACGTATCTCAGACAGAGAAGGGAAGAACGTTTTGTTACGTCTGATATGTTTAGTGGCGAACAACAATATATCAGCAGGAAAATCGTCTAGGTCTTGTGCCATCAGTCGTAACTTTACAGCGTAGTCTTGTTGTGTAAGACCAGTTTGTTTAGCCATGACAGCCAGTGTGTTGAGTAACTCTTGTTCGATATCAGCTTGTGGCATTGGTGTCATAGCAAAAGCCATAATCTTTTTGGCTTTGGCTAACTGAGAAGATGTTGGTGTCTTGGTTAGTACGTACTCACGTATACTAAAATCCCGATTTAGTTTTTCCTCGAAGTCCAATATCGATTCCATTGTAGAAAGAACTGTCTCTTCTATTTCCTTTGGAGAAGTAGTTGTTAGGCTTTGGAGTGCTGTTGATGACTGTTCCTTGGTGACTAATTGAAGTGGCATTTTTGTTACCCCCTTTATATGGTTGATTACTTATAGGTTTGTGTGCCACTGTGTCACTAGGTAATGGACTGGCTGACACTTCCGGGGTGTCCTCCTGGCACTTCACTATTTTGTATATGTTCACTTGATTTCTCCCTTGTCTTTTTCTAAGCAGCAGTCCTTTAGTTACAAGGACATCAAGTTTGCGTATAACTGTGCGTCTACTCATACCTGATAGCTTGGCTATGGTTTCGATTGAAGGGAATGCAACGTTAGTATTCTTATGGGCATGATGGTTGATGACCAACAGCACTAGCTTAGCGAGTGGATCACCAACATCCGCATCCAAAATACCTTGGATATTTCGGAACGACATATCTATGTAATGTTCTTTGATTGTTGTTTCATTTCTTTTTCAGTTGGTACT